CGGATAGTGACCCAGAAAATCCCTAAAAACTACTGCACTAGCTACTACCGCTGAGGTGCCTAGACCAAAAGGCTGTCCCAGCTGAAGCTGTCCCTGTGTGTCCGATCCCACAGCAGCCCTTTGCAGGTCTCAACATCCATCTGTCGAACAGGCACATTGAGTGTGGGAAGTGCGCAGTCGATAAGGCGCGCCACACCCTGTGAGCTGTTGAAAAGAGTTGGACCTCCGTTGATGGTAGCCATGAGAGATATGTTGTCAGAGTTGGACTCTAACACATGCATCTCGTCTACCATGTGCAGACCGGCACGGTCTACATAGCAATGGCTGGAAGCGTACTCCTGAGGATTGAGCACGGATATCTGACTGTCATCATCAATTCCTCCCACCACTGTCAGTGACTTCACAGTCCCATGCTCGGGGGGGTCCCAACCATAGGCAGGATCATTCGTTTTGGACATCCTCCATCCAAGCACGGGCCCATTCCAACTGTTCACTGTGCCGTTATGCCCTTTAAGATGCGCTCGGACGCAGACCCCCTTAAGTGCAGTATACCAGTACCCACCCGTGGCTATTGAACAGAGAAACTTTGCCCTGTGGTATGGCAGCAGCCGGGGTGTACATCTCAGATCAAGCTTGGGATCAACAATGTATAGGATTTTCTTTCCTTCATTCTCCACTAGGGATGATGCGAGAGGCATGCGCGTGTATGTCTGCTGCTCGAGGTCTCTGCCTGCACGTCTGACATCATAGTTATGGAACTCACCTGGTGGTCCATTCTGGAAGTTGCTTATTTCTTCACCCGTAGGGCCCGTGCCATACCATGTGCGCTCCTCAGTCCATCCTTGAAGTGCGCAGACCACGTGCTCTCCACCCCGCGCAGTGGCCGGTATAGTATCGAACCGGGTGGCGGTATGCCGGTCAAATGGGAGAGTCACAGAATATGGTTTCCCTTTGTGGACGCAGTGGAAGTTGGCAAGTCCCCCCCCAGCGTGATTTAAAGCCAGCACGGGCACGTCATGGTCCCGGTGCTCTGTGTCCCGCAGGAACTGGATAGACTCCTCACACATGGTGCCCCAAAGAGTGGTTGTATCATATGCGGCCTTGTCCTCCATACGCGGCGCCACTGACTTGAGTGTCGCAGCCCGGAACCGGTTCCATGACACAACCATTTTCCCCCCGTATAGCGTATGCTCCGGTATGCTGCGGTACTGCCGATGTGCCATGTACTGTGCGAGAGCACTCCGCTGTTGTGGCCCTATGGATTCAACAACCTCGGCCATGCTTCTCTGTATCACATGCTTGCCGAAAGGGGTACGGCCATAGCTTGATAGGACGAAGATGGGCTTCCTGGCTTGGGACACCTTTCCTCGCTTCTTTGTGGCAGGCTCAGGAAACCGTGCTCGGGTATGCGTGACCATAGTGGTCTTGGCTCCATACATGGCGCTCAACTTTACTATATCACCATCAACAACTACTTTGGACAGCATGCTCCCGACATAATCCAGCCATACAAGTGTGGACTCCAGTATGGGTGCCTTCTGGAAGGGATGGTTGAGGCATGGTCCAGGATTGACCAGCTGCGATCGGACGCGTTGCGCTAGACGACCAATATTCCTGGTCCTGGCTGAGGATATCGTGGCTCCGAGACTCTCCTCCAAAAGGTTGGACTGATGTACCAGTCCCTTTGCCTTGAGCGCTGCAATTCTGGTCTTGATGATGCCGAGTGCAGCGCGGTGCTGTTTGCGCATTGACAGCTTGACATGTCCAAGCACTGTGAATGCCAGGTCCCGTGAGTTGATGTTGGGTGCCTCCTCCTCGGAGTGCATGTTGAATGCCAGCTGCATCAGTGCATTGCGCTTCCATGATGGCAGCAATGAGGCCGGAGTAGTGACGATCTCTTCTGATGTACAGTGCGTGAGGAGGCAGTCGGGCAGCAGCATGGTGTCTTGCAGAGATTTGATCTCAGCATCTGTGAGCTTCCATCGCTGCATCGTAGCATCCAGCTTTAGCATGTGGCCCATCACTCCAACTGCAGTGCCCAAACCAGAAAGGGCTACTGTTCTTCCATACGCATGCGCATCCAGGATATCGGTAATCAGTGAAGGAGCGCAAGGGCGTGTGAGCTGGCAGATCATCTCCCGAAATCCAAGGATGGGGCATGTGACTCCGATGCCGTTGTCCTGGGAATTGAACTCACCTGCAGTGCCTGACACTTTCTCCTTGCTGAGGTTTGGCATGACGCTCACAGACTGCAGGCACACGCGTCTGGTGGCTCTCTGTACCATCATGAATATGTGACATGCCCTTTGGCGCTCTGCTCGATTGAGAACGTGTTCAATGTCCTTGTCACCAACCGAAGCTACAATGGTAGAGTCATCAGAGGTGACCAGCGGGACCGCTGAGACAGGCACCTGGATCTCGCCGAGATGGATTTGCACATGCCGTGCCGCAGTAATGGACATCAGTAATGCGCCTCCATGTTCGAGACTCATGCCTATGTGTGACATTCCCTGACCGGTGTGTGAGGCAGTAGTGTATTCACGCAAGTCTCTGCCATCATGGGATCCGGCCTTGGGCATCATGCGCACCCACTGTTGGGCCTTCTTCAGCCGCAATAGCTCCATGACGCTGCGGTCCTGCTCCAAGCGCTTGTCAATCTCATCCAGGACACACGTGTCAATGACCATCCTCCTGGACGCTAACCTTGTGTATACTGCGGCTGCCGAGGACAAGTGGGCACTGCCGCCCAATGCTGCAAGAGTCATGCATGTGATACCAACAGCAATGTTGGACATCATGGCGGCAAACCTAGAGGCGTCTGAGGCCTGGACCACTCCTCCGGAAAGCAGCGCGCCGGCACTGAGTCTGTAAAAGAAGGCGTCCTTGTCAGCCCTCTTGAGCATGTCTACATGGGTGGTGCGGCCATATTCACCACATATGTGCTCTGCATCGTTCAGCATTATTCGAGAATCAGGGTCAGTGATAGATATCTCACGGTCCTTGTGTTCACCATTCTTAGGATGGTTCATAAAGTAGGGTCTGGTGCCATAGAAGAAGCGACATGCGGGCTGCAGTACTGATAGGTAATCGTCGACACCTTGCTTCAGAACCATCTCTGCTACAGTCCCGGTTTCCATGTCTCCTGCTGGTGAGATCCTACCTGAGTGCCTAACAGTCAGATGGGATGCCAAATTCCGTGCCTTGCCTCCACGAGAAAAGGATTTGTCAAATGTCTTCGGCGAGCCTTCAAGTGTAAGCGCATAGGCAGACGCCATAGAGCCAAACACCGACCACCCAAACTTGCCACCTGTATCAAGGCTGCATGATTTCCTAATTGAAAATCTGATGTCCTCATAGTCAATACATGAGCTCCGTAGCATGGCCAGCTGTGACATGAGATCTTCCAGGCGCACACCCATTGTCGCATCACAGTCAGCATACTCATCATAAAGACCCAGCACACAATCCGTGAAGTGCTTGGTGGTGTCAGCCAACTCATCAGGAATCCACACCTGCCAGTAGGCCTCCAGTTGTGAGAAAGCGCGCGGCAGGCCTAGTATTGGGCATCTGTCATGGTACTGATCGCGCGTGTGCCATGCTGTCAGGCACTTCCGCAGAGACTGGAAGTACAGAATACAAGAAAAGGTCTTTGGGGACTTGAACTTCTTGGCCATGGCATCAAAGGGGGGGGCAGGGGCACTGAGTGAGGCGGACAGATGCCTGCACGTGATGAAATTTGCTCCTGACGCCCATGTGCCAGTGGCTGCTGTTAGGCACATCTTCTGCCATGCCAGGACGATCTCGCTCAGCGTAGCGTTGGCGGCCTTGGCCATCAAGAGCATTGTGTGGAGAACAAGCTTTAGCCTGCGGGGTGCCATTGCTGCATGCTCCATCTCCTGGGATCTGAGGCGCTGGCGTGGCCACAGATACGCTGGGCATTGCTCATCCTTGCTGATGTTGATGCTGCCACAGACCTGGAATGTGCTTATGGCAAACCAGTCCACTCGATAGCCCCTCGGATCCGTGGGAGGATCTCGGAGGCGGTAGAAGGCCAAGACCTTTCCTTTGTATATGACAGCTGTTCTCCACACGTCTGGATTATTGACCGGGCTGCTGTCCACTGCTCGGACAATGTCAGCGCGGATCTCAATGAACTGAGCTACCGCACTGCACATGTAGATCCGCGTGGTTGTGTCCCAGTGTCCTGCTTTGGGACCCTCCAGCAGCGTCCCAGATGTTGGCCCACCATGCACTAACCCCCCCACAGTCATCAGGTTGTCTGTAAGGTGGTCAGCAACATCCCGTACTTCAGCATACGGCACCAGCCCGCTCGCTGGGAAATCCCTGATGAATTTCCCCATGTCATGCGGGCGATAGGTTGCACCTGCACCCGTTGCTGTGAAGGCTCGAGCTGGGAGCAGCACATCCAGGTCAAGCACACTCAAGCTAAGGGCGTCTGAATGCAGTGCGGTGATTGGAGCGCAGGGAATGGGGGGGAATGCATACAGCTCATGGGTAGGCAGGCTGTCAAGAGCATCCAAGATGACACCAGCTTTGTCCTTGTAGCTTTTCCCTTGGTGATGGATGTCCACATCAAGTGCGTCAACTATGGCCTCGTGGATGACTGCGTGGTATGCCATCTCA